ACCATACTTATTCAACTCATAGATAGAAGCCATGATAGTCATAAGATCACTAGCTGGTGATAGTCTGGATACCTCTAGGTATTCTTCACCATCATAAACAGCGTTGCGTCTATAGCCATACATATCCTCCATAGCTTTGATTTGATCTACGCTAAGGCCAGAACCAGTGCCTGTGATAGCACCCTGCTCTGCGAGGCCATAGAAGTAGTAAGCAAGTCCAGAGCCTACTGATGCACGTGCAATAGCCTCACTCTGAGCCTGTCCACCCTGCATCATATCTCTCCACCATCTACCAGATAGCGGAGCTAGTGGGCTTCTCTGTAGTGTATAAGACGCAATGTTAAGCGGGGTACGAATAAACGGATTGATTTGTCTTAGGATAGGAAAGTCTGTAACAGCCTTGCTCACACCCTGAGACAATCTCTCGTTAATACTTTTACCACCCAAGCCTTGAGTAAATGTAGCAGTACGTGCATACTCAATAGCACTGTCTGCTACTACATTCTCACTAGTAGTAGCTTTAGCAATAGATGCTTTAAGCTGTGCTTCTACGGCGTTGTTTAGTTCCTGCTCTACATAATCAGATAACTCAGTACCACGTTTACCTAAAGCTTTACCGTCAGCCATAGCTTCTGCATATGCAAAAGCACGGAAGTTAAGTTGTTTAAAGAACTCATCTTCTGCTGCCAAGGCACGAGTAGGTAGTCTTATAACTGAACCCAAAGCCCAGTTTGGTATAGCACCCTCTTGTAAACCTTCCTCAAGAATAGAACGATCTATATCTAATTGGGTCTGTCCTTTTTTAAGAGCTTGAAAACCACCCTTAACAGCTTGCCAAGCATTTAAACCCATACCTTGATACATATACAAAGCCTTCATGGCTTCTTTCTTATCAAGGCGCATGGTTGCACCAGCTAGTTTTTCTAGTGGCATAGTAGCCATAGTAAAGGTGTTAGAGCCGATGTTTACCAAGTGTGTCTTTAGTCCAGATAGGATAGAGTTAATGAATAACTCGTTTACAATGGCAACGCTCTTGGCTCCACCCTTCTGGATGTCAAAGGCATACTTAGCCATGTTAGCCATGAACTTCTGTCTACCCCTAAGATTACCCTGCAAGGCTGTACCAGCTTCAATAGCAGTGTTAAGAGTATTTACGTTCCATCCGTCTACGACTTTAGAGAACTCTAGCATACGTCCAGCTTCTGAGAAGCCACCACGAGCTACGTTAACAATGCCTACAACATTCTTAAAGGCTGTTTTTAATTCTTCTTCAGTAGCCTGTCCTGTTTGAAACTTAGTAGCTACCTTAGAAAACTCTACATCAGCTACGTTAACCATCTCTGTAGCACGTACTAGAGTGCGCCGTGCGCGAACTACGTCACCACCAAAGCGTTCAATCCAGTTAGATACTCCTAGAGTAACGTTGTCACTGTAGGGTGCTAAGTACTTTCCAATATCCCTACGAGCAGCCTGTTGCATAGCTTCGTTGGTTAGTTGGATACCTCCACCCTTGGCCTGTAGGTCTTCTAACTGTGCATCATCTAATGCTGCTACAGCTTCATCTCTACCTGCCTTACGTGTTTGAGTACGTGCTGCTCCTGTTAGTGGGACTGCTTCGGCATACTTAGCAGCAATCTCTGAGTTAGCTTCTACCCAAGACTTAAGAGATTGTTCTATCTCGTTACTCATCTGTGGAGCTAAAGCGGATGCTTCTTCTGCTGCTTCCTGTACTAGTCTATCTGTTTCTTCAAAGTTATTACGATTAGCTCGTAGTGCTTTGAGACCAGCTACAAAGGGTAGGAACAACGCCTCCGTCATTACACCTTCAGTGGCTTGCTTAAGAACTGCTAGTGCTGCCGCATCATCTGGATCAGCAGCAAGGAAAGCTGTTACAGGGTTTTCTAGTGCTGGATAGTCTTCGATAATATTAGACAGACGGTCTTCATACTTATCAAAAGCAATGACTTCAGCTATTGCACCCTCACCAGCTAGTTTAGAAACTTTACCTGCTGTAGTTGTAGGGGTTGGTAATAGCTTCATCATTCTATTAGCTGGCAACCAGCCAGCAGCAAACTGTGTTAGTGATGAAGATATGTTACCTGAAATAGTTTGCAAACCATCAGTTAGTTTAGTAGTGGTAACACGTTCCTTAACAAAATCATTAAAGGCTGGATCACCTCTTTCTAATCCTGCTTCCTTAGCTTCTTTGATAGCCTGTGCTGCTCTGTAGTATACTAGTTCTCCACTCTCGTTTACCCCTAGTGTTCCTAAGTCAGCTACGTTCTCATTGAGCCAGTCACCTACTTCATTCACACCACCAAATGTTAGTGTGTCTGCTGTCTGAACTAACTCGTTAATACCTTTAGTTGCTCCTGTAGCCACACCCTCAAGAGTATCTTTTAGCATCCCATCGCTTTGTGGTTCATCCGCAGATGTAGGGACAGGCTGGGTAGGCACAGCATCCGCAGATACTGGAATATCAGGTTCAGCCATTTAAGACTCCTATATTATTTATGTTAGCCACCTAAGGCTGGTACAAGAGGTTGTTGAGGGGCAGTGTCTATAATCTCTTGTTTAGAGACAAGGAATAGTTGTTTTACTGCATCACGCTTTTGTATATTATTGAACCCTTGGTACTCATCCGTGTAGTACAAATCTACAAAAGCCTCAAAGAAATCTGTTAGTACTTGGTTTCTAGGATCAGCAACAGGGAATGGATTAAATCCTGTAGATGGGTCTACCCCACCTAGCTGTCTAAAGTAAGTGCTGTAGTACTTATCTGTTGTAAAGTCTTTAAGAGCAGGGTCTTTAATCTCTTTAATCTTGTCAGCTTGCTGCCACAGAGTATTAAATACGGTAGGGTTATTCTTCAACCTACCTGATACCTGCCATCCAGTAATAATGTCACGAGCCTGTTGAGTAGTTGTAGCAGTAGCTAGTTCTATTCTCATAGCTACAATGTCTTGGCTGTCTACTTCTTCTACTTTACCCTGAAAGAAGGCTTGGTTTTTACTGTGATATGAGATTAGCTCTGGAAAGTAAACTCTAGCTTCTTCTAATTGCTTAGGTGTAAGGATATCCTCTAGTGGAGCTTCAGCGTTCTCTTGTAGCTTCTGTTGGATAATATTCTGTACGCTATCTGTTACTAGTGTTTTTGTTTGAGTATACAGTTTATACTCTTGATCCTGTTCCTTTAATCTCTTAGCCTCAATAGAAGCCCTAGCTTTACCAATAGCCATCTGAGCTTCCTGCGTATTACCCAAGAAACTACCCTTAGTGGTTTCAATACCATAGGCTAGGTTTAGTACAGAGTTACGCTCAGAGTAACTTAGATCAGGGTCTTCTGTAGCATATGCAATAATAGTATCTAGGGTAATAGTGTTAGCTGTTTTATTACTAAAGTTGTACCCAAGCTTACTATCATTCTGGCTCATTTTAATGTGAGAGGCAAACCCCTGTGCATCTAGACTACCTGCTATTACTGCGTCAATCTTGGAAGAGATGTCTACTTTAAAATTACTAGTCTGATTTTCTACTAAATTCTTGACAGCAGCAGCTTGGTGGGCTGAGTCTATGTTCGATGTATATGTACGGAACATATCAGAGAAGCCAGTGACAACCCCTGCTTGGCTGAAGAGGTCTTTGTTGTCTATAACAAACCTAGCTCTTTGAGCTTCTTCCCAAGTATTAAAGGCTGTAGCATCATCACTCTCACCAAGACCTGATGTAGCATACCCCTGCTTTAGTGCTGCTCCGTACTGACGAGCTAGGCGTTTACCCATATGCTCACCAGCTAGAACCTGTGAGGGAGCCATGAAGTCTTGGTATTTACCTGATGTAAAGTCTTGCACAAAACCATCAGGGTCTGATAGAAAAGCCTTATCAATAACTGTAGCTTCTTGGGCTGCTTTAACCTTACGGTTGGACTCTGCCATTTTACCAAGGGCAGGGCTAATAGTAGAGAGAGCATCTAGCAGTGCTGATGCCCCTTCTTTCTTAGCTGGTGGACGATAAGATACAAAGGTATCTACAGGTCTGGCTACAGGTTGATTAGACGTAATCGTCTGCATCCCTGCTACCTGACTTCTTTTAGATGGTGTAGCCATTTGTATCTCCTGTTAAACGAAGGATTTAGTAGTTAAATCTGACCATGTAGTACCACCGCCAATAGATGCGTAATTACCAAAGGCACTAGAAGCACCCTTAATCATGTAAGAACCTAGGCTTGGCTTAGCTGGGTCTACAATACTTGCTAAGCGTCCCTCAAGCTGTGCTTGGATGCCCAAGGCATCTACATTAGCCTGTTGGTTTACATAGCTTGCCTGAGTAGAAATCTTTGAGGCATTACGCAGTCTATCAGCCACCCTATCAGATAGAGCCATGTGAATAGACCGTCCAATAATGTTGTCTTCACCTGCTGCTGTCTTAAACGACTCAGCATTTTCAATACCCTTAATTAAGTTGTCAAACTTTTCGTCTGCTAGTTTAGCTTGTTCTTGTTCGTTTCTTAACTGTGTCTGACTTATCTGTAAGTCTCTTGATCTAATAGCACTAACACGTGATCTATTATTAGCGTCTACCGCTGCTACATAGTTCTCGTTAGCCTCGTTGTATTCCATTACGGAACCCGCCATGCTTAACGCTGCGGAAGCTGCTGCTGGGCCACACATTATTTAATCCTCACAAATTCATAAAAGGGAGCTTTACCTACTCCGTATTCTAGCTCACGTAGAAAACTAAAGCCTAAAAACTTTAACCAGTTAATAGCTAGTTTGTTCTCTACGTGAACATAGTTTACGAGTATATTTCTCTTATTGTTAGCTTCAACTACCCAGTCACGACTACCTCGTAAGAACTGAATATAATACTTGTCCAGCTTACCTGTAGTAAGCATCCAAGGACTGCCCATGAACTCATCCATGAAACTAAGACCAAACATTCCCAGTAGTTCTCCACTAGGAGAGACAATAGTATTAGCCTCATGAGACTCCCTACAAGCCCTCTGTAGGGCTTCTAAGGGTTCTAGGCCATCAGACAACATGATCTCTGTTGCGTCAGCCTCACACATCTTAGGGGCTATAATAGGTATGTCTTCTTCTCTGTAGGGTCTGTAGTGACCTTTCATGTTACATCCTTCTTGATCTCAAGACAAATTCAGACTCTAGTTCAGCACTCTGGAACTCACATGGTAGGAAGCTGTCACTCGTAATTTTAATCTGAGCGTTCTTAGCATTGGCTTGAACACCAAAGCTGTAACTTCCTGAGTCTAGGGGAATAGTACCCAGCACGTTTGTACCAGCACCAATAACCCTACCTGTGAAGGCACGAGTGTATGACTTGCGTACGGCTACAGGTAGTGTCTTATGAGGGATTACTGTTACCTCAAAGTAACCTGTATCTGAATAAACGACAGCCATAGATTTAATCTGTAATCGCCCTGTTGTAATTGAGGTGTTATCACTTTTCATTAGCTGTTCTGAAAACTCATAAAGAAAAGTATAGGGAACTCCTGCATATACTACACCACCAGTACCCTGATAAGTCAGGGCAGCAGCAGCCGTTACAATAGAACCTGCATCTGTGACATACTGGAGAGTGGGGTCAGTATAAGGAACTGTGTCAGCACCTGTTAGACGCACCCGCCTGTCTAGTAGAATAGGGAAAGCAGCATCATCCAAAGCATCATCTAGAGATAGGTTTATTCTCTCTAGGGCAACTTTAGAACCATACTGAATAACCATAAAAATATCTGACTTATCAAACTCTACACCCAGTACGTTACCACTAAATTTCCACTTAGACCATGCAGATTGAAGCTTCTCTCTGCCTGACCAAAAGTACTTATAAGGGTATATAACTGTGCGGTCTTCGTCTGTTAGTACTAGTAGCATATCCTCGTTAGATGCTGCTGCCATTCCAATAGCAGTACCCTGTAGGTACTCTGGAACGTGTGCAGTGATTTCATTAGCATCATTAGTCTCAGTCTCTGCATCTACAAAGTACTCACGGATACCAGCAAAGGAGCCTTTAGTTGTGGGAAAGTATACATACTTACCAGCACCAACAGGTTTAGCCTCTAGGCTGGCCTCAAAGCGTGTAGTCACATCAATGGATACAGTCTCTGGTGTAAGTACCTGCACAGCAGATAGTTTAAACTGAGAGTAGTCTGAGAATAGGAGGAGGGTTTCGTTAAATGGTACAGCGTGTCTTAGGATAGACACTTGGTTGTTAGAGACTGCGACATCAATAGGTGCGCTATCTACAAGCGTTAGGACTGTCTTAGAAAAGAAATTAAAGTATTCTCCAGCCTCACTGAAGATAACATTCTCATCTGCTAGTAACCCCAACCTGTTTCTGTGAAAGAATACATCGTTAATAGTATTATCTAGAAAGGATGGGAATGGGTTAGTTAAGTCATTACCTACTTCTCTGTCAGCATAGTCCGCTTCATCAAACGTGTAGGATGTACCATCATATATTAGAGTATGCGGCATAGTTGCTGCATCTAGTTCAATATCAATGTTAGGCTCTACAGTTTCTTTCCAGACACCTAAGCCATTCGTGACATTCTTCTGATACCTGACATAGTAGTCATCCTGACCCTTCTGGTTATCACCTGAAACTAGGATAACAAAACCAACAGGGGCTTCTGTAGGTAGCTTCTTAAAGTCTGGGGTCTCACCCTTGAAGGCTCTTAGGTGTTCACCACCCCTACTGTCAGTGACTTCAATATCAAACTGGTCACTAGCAGTAGCACCAATAATATGGATTACGTTACCATACTGTACAAAGCTGATGCCGGAGATAGAGATAGGAGAACCAGTACCAGAGCCATAGTAAGTAGAGTTTACTGTCTGGTCAAATCTTAGGTTGGTTGCAATCCTGTCTGTCTGGATAGACTTCTCTGCTAGTGCTGCATTAGGAGTAGTATCCTGTGTAGAAGCCATCGTTGTAATTTCACGAGTGTACACCGTACCACCCTTGGTAATCTTAAAGGTGTAGGTAACACTATAGTCAGCCTTGGCTACGTACAGGAGAGCCTCTGGAGTACGTGAGGTTGACTTGGTGTTTGTCTTAGCAACCACCTTGGTCTTATTAACTAGGAAGGTATAGTCAGCCACTGTGGTAGCTGTAAGCTGCTGTCTGGGGTTTGTTAACCCTGATAAATAACTAGCCCCATTGTTAGTGATACTCTTAACAGTTCCTGTACTATCTGTGATAGTCATGGTTCCGTCTTTTTCGATCATTAAAAAGTGAAGGCTGTTATCTGAATTTCGTATAGGGTGAAAGAAGGCGTTAGCCATGTCTACTTCTTTTTGTGCAGACAACCCTGTTATGAAAAAATCTTTATGTTCTGTTGGTGGTCTTTTCTTCAGACCTTCGGAAACGCTAGACAGTCCATTCTCTTGGGCTTCGGATTGTGTCACCAAACGGACTGAAGGCGGCTGTTGAGATACGCCGTTGATTAGGTTTGGAATGGATGTGCTAACGAGTGCCATTAGGTTCTAATCCTCTGTGATGCAACTCTGTCAATAATGCTATAGGTGTCGTAGTTATTAAAGATACTAAAGTCCTGACCTTCTGCCTCCATATCACGGAGTTCTAGTAAGGCACGAGTTTCATCTTCTTGGTTAAAGCCATGTAGTGTGGCTGAACCTACGACACGATCTAGAAATATTCTAGCAGCCCTGATGGTAATATACCGTTTAGCTACTTCTGGAATATCCTCAAAATTTAGCAATACAACTAAGTCTAGGGTTACTGCCTGTGTAATATTGTACGTACTAGTTACCCTGTTGTACATCTTAAGACCACGTTGAATTAGGTCTGGGTTAGATGTGTTCTGTGTGGTATCTGCACGTAGTATATCAGCAGGTAGAACAATATTATTATTAGAGTCAGGGTTAAATGTTACATTCAACTCTCTGTTAAAATGAAACCCCTGTCCCTGCACCTCACGGTTTACAGACTCAAGGATAGTTTCGGCAATATCAGCTTCAACCAAGCCAGAGTTTAACTGTGTAACTGGGGCTTCGCCAATAGCTGAGAGCATTGTATTGATTGCTTCTAGCTTGGTTGTTGGTGCCATAACGGTCTCCGTTTAAAATTCTTGTAGATCACCACTTAACTTTGTGTGACCAATACTTAGCAGAAAGCTTTGATGTTGGCTTTCCCTGTGCGTTATGTCTTGCATAGTAAGACTTTTTACGCGCTTTATCTTTTGCTGATGTAGGGTTTTTACCTGCACCCTTGACACCCTGCTGCCCAAAGCGGATGAGCTTAATGGTCTTGCCTTCTTTAGCTAGTACCGCATGGGACTTTGTAGGGTGTTTAGGTGTACGCTTAGGTTTATTGTACCCTGCAAAAGTTTCTCCACGGTACGTTATAGCCATTAGTTATTCTTCTTATATTTCTTAAGACGTTCTTGAAGAGATGATTTTTCTTGTTTTTGCTGTGCAGGAGAAGTACCAAGACCACCCTTGTCTGAACGTGTTTTCATAGCTGCAAGCTTTCTACGGCGCATTTCTGCTGCCTGTGCGCGGCGTTGTTGCTCTTCTTTAGCCTTCTGCATAGCTTCCTGCATATAAGCTGATTTCATATCAACAGCACCACGAGTAGCACCTGTCTGTTTATTGGTAGATGTTTGTGGCTTGCTCTTAGGCAGAGGCATTTTCTTCTTCTTCTTAGTGTATTTATTTTTATCAAACTCTGACATTTATATCTCCAAAGAAAAAAGGGAGTAGCTGTTAAGCCACCCCCTTCTCTTAATTACACTTCAAGCAGTGCGATAGCAGCAGCAGGACGCAGGACGTTATGCCCCATTGCGTATTTTGCCACCATCAGTGTGCCTTGACGGTTAATTTGATACTCAGACTCTACGCCCAAGTCCATCAACTTAACAGTAGCAACTGCATCTTGTGTCATGACCAGACCACGTGTCTTAGCAGCAATGTCAACAAGGTTAACACCATCTGTAGTTACGTTGGTGATGTCGTATGCAGTTGTACGGCCTGAACCAGCAGTGTTAGCCAGTGGGCGTTGACCCTTTGACTGACCCTTGTTAGCACCAGCAGTCTCAATGAGGTCTGCGGTCACAAGGTGGTTAGACATATACACAGGCATACCAGCAATCATTGGTACAGTCGCAGAAGCGATTGAACCATTGCCACCGAAATCACGGTTCATGTATGTCAGCTTTGAGCCATCAGTTACATCCATCAGTGCATAGTACTGTGCTGGTGGAAGAACTACGAAAGCTCCATCAGATGTTACAGACTTGACATCAAACTCTTTCTTCGCATCAAAGATAGCCTTAGCCAACTTTGCTGGGTCAAGAGAGTCAGCAGTAGCTGTACCAATGTTGACGTTAGCTGTGAAATCCTCTTCAGCAAATGCTGAGTAGTTCTGGATCAGAGCAGCACCACGAGTAGCATTGGTAGCAAGCGCAGCTTTCAGAGCCTGACGGAGAATGTTCTTGTCAGCTTCTTTAGCAAGTGCAATACCAGCTTCTTTAGAGTAGATGCTACGTACATCGTAGTGGTTGATGGCTTCATCAATAGAGGCAATGAACTGGCTTGAGATAAGCAAGTCGTCAATTGTGACGATACGCTCACCCGCACGAATAGCCCCACCTGTGATTTCGTTGCCAGGGGTCAGGTATTCAGCAGTTGCACGGCCTGTCATTGGGAATGAAGCAGACTTGCCTTTTGAGATGGAGCGAGTACGCACCAAAGGCATCATGATATTCTTTTCTTCAAAAGCTGTCAGGACTTCTCCTGCATACAGCTTTAGAAACAGGTCACGTACGTCACCTGTAAGGTTATTTTGGCCTTGGAAGCTTACGCTATAGGCCGGATTTGAAGCAGCTTGTGCCATTTGTAATTACTCCTTAGTGAGTATAATGTTGAGTTAAAGTACACTCTGCATTACACTACATCCTTTCTCCAAGATTGTCCCTCGCAAGGGGTCAGGGGTAATCGTTTGTTATGTTAGCTTCGTGTTAGGGATGTGATCCCTTCTAGGTACACCTAAATGTAACTAGAAGGAAGGAGGACATAATCCTCCAACCCCCATAGAGACAGTTTAAAATACCGAACTGCGAGATAGCTTAGCAGCTACTTGCTGTCGGTAGGCAGGGTCTTTGTCGTATCTGGGGTCACGCATAGCCGCAGTCAGTTCAGCAGCACTCTCAAATTTCCCACCCGATACAGGTGCATTGTTGCCTTGGATAAGCCTAGGCTCAGTACCTACTTCGGAACGATAACGAGCAACCAGCCCCTGAACAGCAAAGCGTACAGAGGATGGGTCTCCTGAGTCAATAGTTCTATTAAAGGTATTGACTTCACTAGGCTGGAGGTTTTCGGATGCCCAAGACATCATCTCTTGATAACCCTCTTCACCCCCAGCTAATTCAAACATCTCATTATTCATGGATGAAGCTAGTGCCTCCTGCCCTTGGATGTAACTATCCACTAGGGTACGAGGGAAACCAGCCTCCTCCAAAGCCTCATAAGCGTCAGGTGTTAGTTCACCTAGCTCATTATATTCTGATGCTAATACATCAAAGTCCAACCCAGCAGCCCCTAGTACTTCAGAGACTTCCTCATTATCAGGAAGCTCCTGTACCTCATTAGGGTCTACATCTTCTATTTCAGCATCGTCATAGTCGTCACTGTCATTGGGTTGTCCTAACTTAGACTCCAGTGCATTATATGCTTGAGCCATATCCTCTACGGATTTAAACTTTGCGGGTAGCCAGTCAGGACGATCTGGGTTGTTATTCTTCTCTAACTGCTCAGCCTTCTCTAGCATGGCTAGGGTGTGGTCAGCAGGTTCTGCATTAGTCTGTTCTTCGTTATAAGTATTTAAACTGTCTGCCATGTTATTCCTCTATTTTGTTTCAACCTTGTAGGAACGCCCCTCGAACTTAAAGGTCTTTTTACCATCCTTCTTAGCTTTAGCAAAGGCTTTACGGAAAGCATCCGCTGATTTAGTCTTTCCTTGATAAGTAGGATAATCTTTTGGATTGACTCGTCCATCTTTTTTTGGATCAGTCTTAGGTTTGACCACGTTACTCTTTAGTGGCTTATCGTCAGCCCTTAGGGTTCCATCACCAACAGATGAAATACCAAGAGTGTCATGAACAAACTGAGCGATTGGTGAGGCGGCAGCACCAGCAGCGGCAGCAGCACCCACACGGCGGTTTGTATTTTTCTTTTTATTTTCCCGCAAATACTTTTGATGTTCATCTAGAATTGCTGTCTTTTTTTGGTTGTCTGATAGACCATCAAGCATATCCTTATCCATGCCTAATTTACTACCAATACGATTTAGTTGCCTTCCTGTAGCTTGTGCTAAAGCGTCAGCTAGGCTTATACCTGCTTTTAGAGTTCCTTTTAAAATACTCATTAGCCCTGCTCTTCCTGTGCTTGTTGATCTTCTCGTGCCTGTGCTTGTGTCATCATAGCAGCAGCACCTCCTGACTTAATCATCTCAGGTGTACCACGTACTGCCATCTGCTGCATAGTCTGCATCTGCATTGCTTGCTGTTGTTTCTGCATCATCTCTGCTTCTTCTTGAGCCTTCTGCTCAGCAGACTTAATAAGACCATTGGTATCAATACCAAGGCTGGCTCCTAGACGATCAATGTAATCGTTAAGGTTCATCTCTCTAGCAATAACTTCTGGACCAAGTGGCTGTAAGTATTGTAAGAAAGTAGCAAGCTTGTTCAGGTCTTGCCCTCGTCCAAGGGCTTCGATACCAGTAACAACAGTAGGGCTAACAGTATCCTTAGGTAGCTTAGGCATCTTGCCTGAGCGTTCCATGATGGATAGTATTTTATTAACCAGAGGCATCTGTAGTTCTTGTGACAGGATAGAATACACACCGCCTAGGGCAGACTCTAGTTCCTGTGCCATGAACCGTACTTCTTCAGCAGTAACACGCTCAGCCTGACGCTGAACTGCACTGTTCATTAGGAAGGCGTAGGCTAGACGCTCACTAATGTTACGTCCAGACTCCATAGCTACTCTAAAGTCAGTTGACTTCTGTACCTGTAGGGTGGAGACATCAGTAGCATCACCACTAACGATAGCACCATTAGGGCTTTCAGCTAGTACTCGTGCCTTAGTAGTACCGTTAGGTTTGACTAGGAACAACACCTTAGCTGATGCCGCAGCACCCTCTACGATAGCCTTAGTCAAAGCCTCAAGGCTCTTAAGGTCTCCAATATATTCTTCTACATAACCCCTGCCATAGTCCTCACCGTCTACTCTAGTAAACCGTAGGGGAATGAAGGGGCTTTCATCTAGTTTAAATTTACCACGGCTGTTAGGGATTTCAAACCCTGAGACCTCTTGGTAAACTTCCCAACCCTTTTGTGTTCTAGTAAGGTGGGTATATAACTCAAGGTTCTTCATCTCAGACTCAGAAGCCTGTATGAGTTCCTGAATTTCTGGAGGAAGCATCAAGGCATTGACGCTTTCTTTAGTAATAATCTCTAAGACATTACCCATAGCATCCCGCTTAACCACATAACGGTCAAGACGAAACACTTTCATGCCTCCCTCTTTAGGCATAAAGAGAAGAGCATTGCCTGTAACAATAAGCTGCTTCAGTGCTTCAAACACTGGAACACGCATTGCCTTGGATTCGATCTCTTGCATGGCTGCTCGTTCAATACGAGACAACGCTTCCTCAACTGCACCACGTGCTTCTCCACCCGCTAATTCAGCTAGGTCAAAGTCATCAATGGTCAGTCTAAAGAATGGACTGTTAGGTGGTAGTAGTGCCAGAAGCAACTTTGATGCTAGGTTGTTTACACCTCTAGCACCTACTCCCTGATAGGGTGTCTGGTATATTGTACTACTACTATGTCCATCAGGAGGCAAGAGCATAGGTATTGTTAGCTCTGCTGCATCACGCCCACGCTGCAAGAACATATCTCTTGATGACTCGCACTGGGCATAACGCTTAGCAGCACCACCGCCACTATTCTCATATGCCATAATATTTACCTTTATCTAGAAATATTTACACCTGAAGATGAACCCATAGAGCCACCTGATGTTGAGCCACCAATAGCTAGTCCTGCATTTTTTGGTGCTACTTTTAGTTTAGCCTTACCTGTTTTCTTTTTGGCTGCTGTCTGAGAAGCAGTATCTACTTCTGCGAGATCAGTATCAAACTCTGGTGTAGCAGAAGTTACAGGTGCTGCCTGTGCTGGGACAGGAGGCGGGGCTGGTTTTGAACTTGAAAAACACATTGTTAAATTTCCTCGAAATCTTGATTGTACAACTCTTCCAGCTTTCTGATTACAGACTGCTGGCCTTGCAGATAACGCAGTTCTTCTAAAGAAACTTCGTTTGCTGGAAGTTGATTGGGAAACAAATCCTTTAGGTGATTTAATAATTCTTCTGTTAATGAAGGTATATTACCTAGAACTTTCATTTTGAATTTGCCTATAGGTCAACTTTAGAACAAGGGGTAGCTAACCCCCTGATCTAAATAGGTTTAATTTTTACGAGATATCTACTAGTTCACAGGCTCCAGCGGTACACGCTAGGGTCTGACTACCAGATGTAGTATCCTCTTTTTCGTAGAGAGACAAGGCACTCCAGTCAATAGACTCTGGCATCTGTTTCTTTAGTTCTTCGTACTGTTCCCCATCAATCTCCTGATATGGAGCTTGTGCGTATGAATGGTCACTATGTGGTAGGAATGAGATACCTGAGCAGATGTCAAAGTTCTCATAGACCCATGCACCTACTGCCATCCACTCTGCATCCTTGACTGTGATAGTCACAGATGGTTTGTGTTCACACCAGTGTAGTGCGTAGTTCTTCCACAGTTCTAGCTGCTCTAGTGCAGTCATATCATTACGAGTAACAGCACCTGTTGGTGACTTAGTAGGGAAGCTGAACACTGTAGTAGAGTCAGGCTTCATCACACATGGTTCAGCAGGGATACCACTGTCCTTCATAAACTGTGTCAGTGGGTCTTTG